TAGATTTGGGTCAACTTTACAAGGAGCACAGATACCAAACCCATGGTCCAAATCAGGAGAAGATGGAGATCCTATTACAATTATAAAAAATGGACAACACGAGGATGATAGTGAACCATGGATACCACAGGTTGAAGATGTAAATACAGATTTATCTAGTATTTATTTAACTTCAACACAAGAAATCCCAATTGAAGTAGCTAGTAAAAACTATAAATCATATGATTCTTCACCTGAAGCACCCCCAAAATTTACAGGAGAACAAGTAATTATTAATTCTGGTAGATTACTATTTAATTCAAAAAATGACAACATATTACTCTCATCTTCAGATACAATTAATTTAAACTCAGTAAATAGTTTTAATGTAGATACACCTAAAACAATTATAGCATCAAAAGAAATATATTTAGGTGATAAAGGAGCAACAGAACCTGTTATTCTAGGTGATAAATTTTTAAATGATTTTCAAAAGTTATTATCTTCTTTAATATCATTATGTGGTGCTTTAGGTACTCCTATAGGATCAGGTCCACCTTTTGCTATTAATGGAGCTATACCAGCACCAGCAACACAAACACTAGTTAAAGCCCAAAATATGTTAAATAAGATAACTCAATATAAATCAAAAGTTAGTAAATCTAAATAATATGTCATCAGCATTAGGTAATTTATTAGTAAAATCTACAACTAGGATTATAAAAAATACAGCTAAATTTGAATTAGCAGTTGATGATTTAATTGAAAAATTTTCAGAAGCATGTCCTCCTAAAGATCAATTATTAGAAATAGTTAAACAAAAAAACCAAATTCAATCTGCATTATCTAATGTATTAGGAGCATTTGGGAGAATTAATTCTACTGTTAATACTACCAAAACAATTGTTACAACTGTTGGGACAGCAGTTAAAGTTATTAAAGCAATTCCTCTACCCACATCAGTTCCTCCAGGTGTTGGTATTCCCGTTAATGTTATTACATTATTAGCTGATTCATTAGATACTTTAGGGGATTTAGTAAAAGGAGCAAAAGCATCTCTTAAAATAGTCCCTCCAGTAGCAAAAACAGTTACTAGTTCAGCTGAATTAGTATTAACTAAATTAGCAACTTTAGATGGTGTTTTAAATAAATGTATTGAAGAATTATTAAATGATCTAGAATGGAAAGAGGATGTAGAATATAATATAGGTGATCATGTTACTTATCAAGGTAATTATTATGCTTCTCAAATTGAACCTAATTTAAATATTCCCCCAATACCTGAAACTGTACCAGTGTCATGGACATTATCAGATGCTGCCAGTGCTTTAGCTTGGTTAATGAATCAAATAGGAAATGTAGCTGCATCAGCTGGTGCTAATGTTGATACTGGGTTAAATGAAGCAGATGATAAATTATTACTTAGTAGGTTAGATCCTAATTCTAATGATCCTTTTTACTATAAAAAATCAGGTTTTCCTTTTGCGGATTGGAAATTAACAATAGAATATAATCCAAATAATGATTTTGTTTTCCCACAAAGAAGAATTAGAGCTGAAAATAAAAATCAATATGATGGTAATCCTTTTAAAGGAATAACTGTGTATAACATTTATGGAAAAAAATATTCATATAGTACTTCTGTAGCAGTATTAATTGATGAAGTTAAGTTTGTAATAGAACAATTAAATACTAATTGGTATAAACAAAATAATCCTGAATTCAATGTATCTGGGGATTTTGATCAAAACCAAAATTATGAGTTTAACTATCAAGGAATAGGAGAATCTACACTAGGTGAAGATCAATCATCATCAAACGCTCCTTTACCACCAGCAGCACCTTTAGTTCCAATTCAATTTATTGCAGAAAATTTAGAAGAAAATGGAACAGAAACTAAAAAAATATCAATCCCAACAAGTATAAATAATGGGGTTTTAAATGCAATAGCAGGTAAAGTTGTAACTACAAATCCATCTCAATCTATAGAAATAGTAGTAGATACAGGAACTAATTTTAATTTTGGTAGTGGGAATCAAAACCAACAACCAGAAGTAAGAGTAGAATTTACACCAGATATTTTGAAATCCCTGAATAATTATACTTATCCTGATTTAGCAGTAACATATGCAACAGCATATGACGAAAAATATATTAGAAGATTTACTTATAATGAACCAGGAGAATATACATTTAAATTAAAGGTTCTACATCAGTATAGTATTAACACAACCGCAGGTGGAGAAACTTATTTGCGATTAGAGCAATAAAAATTAATAAACATAATATTTATAATAAAAAATGAAGTCATCAGAATTAAAAAAACTAATTAAAGAATCAGTAAAAGAAGCAATTCAGGAAGAATTGAAAGAAATTTTATTGGAAGCTGTTAAGACTCCTAAGGTTACAACAATAACTTCAGCACCACCTCAACCTGTTGTAGAAACAACAATTCCACAACAACCTCAAATGAGTGCTCAAGAAAAAAGAGAAGCTTATAAAAATATATTAGGTGATACTGCAGCAGCTTTTACTACTAATAATGTTCCCCAAGGGTTTAAACCTCAAGCAGGTTTTGATTCAAGTAATGGAACACTCCCAGCAGGAGAAGTAGATATGACACAAATAGCAGGATTAATGAAAAAATAATAATGGCAAGGATAATTAATAGTAAATACCCAATTGATTCAATCGCTAGAAAAGCGGTAGGGTTTTCTCTTCCTTTTAATGGTCCTGCTGTTTTTAACCCTACATTTACTACTAGAGAACAAACAAAATCTAATTTAATTAACTATTTGTTAACTAACTTAGGTGAAAGAGTATTTAACCCAAATTTTGGGGCTAATTTAAGAGCTTTAGTTTTTGAAAATATATTAGATAGAACTACAGATGAACTTAAAGAAAGAATACAAAATGATATTACTCTTTTTTTCCCACAAGTTACAATTGCTGAAATACAATTTAATAACCAACCAGATGATAATACAATAAATTTTACTTTAACGTATACTATTGAAAATTTTGGTATAACTGATGAAATAAACATATTACTACAATAATGGCCGATTTAAAAAGAGACATAAGATATATTGATAGGGATTTTAACCAATTTAGAAATGCTTTAATTAACTATTCTAAAACATATTTCCCTAACACATATAATGATTTTACAGATACATCTACAGGTATGCTATTTATGGAAATGGCTTCTTATGTAGGTGATGTATTATCATTTTATTTAGATAATCAAATACAAGAAACATTTATTCAAAAAGCTAGGCAGCAGGAAAATTTATATCAAATGGCTTATTTATTAGGTTATGAACCTAAAGTAACAACAGCTGCTAGTGTAGATATTGATTTTTATCAACAAGTTCCTGCAATTCAAATAAGCGGAGAATGGGTACCGGATTATGATTACGCTATGATAATCCCAGAAAACACATCTATTACATCTAATGTAGATTCCTCACAACAATTTTTAATTGAAGATGTTATAGACTTTTCAGCATCAGGATCTTTAGATCCAACTACAGTATCAGTATATCAAATATCAGGAACGGATCCAACATATTATTTATTAAAAAAGACAAGAAAAGCTATATCAGCTACTATTCAAACTCAAACTTTTACATTTACAGCAGCTGAAAGATTTGATACTAGGACAATTAAGGCTTCTAATATTATAGGTGTATTAGATTGCGTAGATTCAGATAATAATACTTGGTATGAAGTACCAAATATGGCGCAAGAAAACGTATTTAATTCGATTAGAAACACAAATACTAATGACCCAACATATAACCTAGAAGAAGATGCTCCATACTTATTACAACTAAAACAAGTTCAAAGAAGATTTGTAACTAGATTTTTAGACTCAGGTTCATTACAAATCCAATTTGGAGCAGGTTCAACTAAATCTAATGATGAAAATATTATTCCAAATCCAGATAATGTAGGTTTAGGTTTATCATTTGAAAGAGATCAATTAACAACTGCTTTTTCACCTTTAAATTTTATATTTACAAATACTTATGGAATTGCTCCATATAATACAACCTTAACATTTAGATATTTAACTGGTGGGGGTGTAAGTTCAAATGTAGAAGCAGGTACATTAACTGTTTTAGATGATACTAATTTTAAATTTATAAATCCAAACTTATCAAACACAGCTTTAGCAAATCAAATATTTGCTTCTGTATCATCAAACAATCCCTTAGCAGCTGATGGTGGTCAAGATGGAGATACAGTAGAAGAATTAAGATTAAATGCTGTAGGTAATTTCCAAAATCAGTTAAGAGCAGTAACTAAAGAAGATTATTTAATTAGAGCATTATCTATGCCTTCAAATTTAGGTACAATAGCAAAAGCTTATGCTGTACCAGCAAAAATAGGAGAATACCAACCAGGTGAATTACCTACAATTTTAGATTTATATGTTTTAACATATGATGCTGATAGTCATTTAAGAACAGCATCAAAATTAATTAAAAGAAATTTAGCAACTTATTTAGCAGAATATAGAATGATTAATGATTCTATTAAGTTAAAGGATGCTTTTATTATAAACATAGAAGTAGTATTTGATATAATAGTATTACCAAACTTTAATAATAATGAAACTATTACTAAATGTATAGCTTCATTAAGTGATTATTTTAAATTAGATGATTGGCAAATTAATCAACCAATACTATTTTCAGATTTATATGTTTTATTAGATAAAGTTGAAGGTGTACAAACAGTAAAAAACGTACAGATTAATTGTTTATCAGGAGAAGCTTTAGGGTATAGTTCTTATGCATATGACATAGCAGGAGCAACTATTAATGATGTAGTTTATCCATCTATAGATCCTATGATTTTTGAAGTTAAATACCCTAACACAGATATTAAAGGTAAAGTAGTACCACTATAAAATTAAAATTATGGCAAAAGGAAATAATGAAATACCAAATATTAAACCAGATACTGAATTAGATGTTAAAAAATCTAGGGAAGGATTAAGAGGAAGTTTTAATAGAACAAATCTAGATTTAGAAAATAAACAACCATTAGGGGGTCCTATTAATACTAATCCAATTACTGTAAATGGAGTTGAATATGCTGGATTTACAGCTAAATATTCTCCAACTGAACCTTATATACAAGATGGAAATCAAAAATCAGCATTAGTAACAGTTGAACCTGGTGGAGATGTTACAAATTTAGGAACATTAAAAGTAACAGCTTTAGATATAGCATCAGATGAAGCTGGAGTAAAACAAGGAGCAACAGGTGGACCAAATAGAACTAATGCTACAAATCAATATAATACGGTTGGAAGTGATGGTACATATCAATTAAAACGATACCCAAGTGAAAGAAATAATTTTACTCCTTCTCCAAGTAGTGGAACACCATTAAAAAATAGAGAAGGTAAAGATGTTGAAAATCAAACCCTTTCGGCTTATACCCCTGATAACACTTATATGGATTATATGATAGAACAAAAATCAAAACTAGACAAATTATAAGATATGGCCGTATATAAAATATTCCCAGAAAAAGATGCTACATTATACACAGAATTTCCTAATCAAAATACTGGTAGGGATGAAATATTAGAAGCATCTACATATTTACAAAATTCTCAACCTCAAGTTAGTAGATATCTTGTAAAATTTGCAACTAGTGAAATCACAAATGTAATACAATCAAAAATAGGAACTGGAAAGTCTGAATGGACAGCATATTTTAGAAATTTTCATGCTGTTGTAACAGGTTTAAATTTAGATCAAAAATTAGAATTTTACCCAATAGCTGGAAATTGGGGAATGGGAACAGGAAGATATAATGATATTCCAAAAGTTGAAAATGGTACAAGTTGGAATTGGTTAGATTACTCAGGGTCAACTTTATGGCCTACTGCAGGTTTTCCAACATATGTAACAGCTTCATGGTCTGGTAGTGTAACAGGAGGAGGAAATTGGTATACAGGATCAAATATAACAGCATTAGACCCAGTAACACAATCACAAACCTTTACATATTCTGATACTAAAGATATAATAGTAAATGTTAAAAACACAGTTGAAACTTGGTATAGTTATTCTTTAGATAACTCTGATGGATTTGCTAATCAAGGATTTTTAGTTAAATATACGGGATCTGTAGAATTTATTAATACTAAAAATGCCACTACAACA